ATACCCCTATTATACCTTATTCCTTGTCTTTTCTGAGAGGTATGGTAATTAGCCATATTACAGTAACTACTACGGTAGCCACCCCGACAACGTCCTGTGCTGTCCCAGTAAGGGTCAGCCATGCTATAAAAAAGCCCAGAAGAGTCCATAGCTGAGCTATGCTTTCCTTTATGGCTTCCCATATCCAGTTAAAGAATCCTTTAATTATTTTCATTATATCCTCCTTGTCATGGCTGCTGCCACTATATTTCCTGCAATAATTACTGGCACTACAACCTCTTGTGCTTTTTCTCTTTGATCATCCGTCATATCCTTACCCCATTCTGATGGGCTAAGTAATTTCTCAAAATCAATATCCGCAATAGCTCCAATTGGGTCTGATAAAAATGCTTCTGTGGCAACCTCTGTTGTTGCATCTGCTAATGTATATGGCATTGGAGCTGATGCATTTTCTTTTATTCTATCACCAAATTCTTCAAGGGCTTTTGCTATTGATGGTTCTGATGCCGCAAGCAAGGCTACCTTTGCTATTTCTGATGTTTTAATTCCAAGACCTTCAGCTACTGCCGATTTTTGTTCTGGGGTTAATTTAGTCAATGTGTCTTTACTTGTTAAATCTGCAATTAAATTTGCTGTCTCTTGTGATATACTATTAGTTACATTATTTTCTGAACCAGAATCAATTGTTGGCTCTGGTGATGGCTCTACGATTGGAGTTGATTCTGGCAATGGTTCAGGCTCTGTGGTTTCTGTTTGGGTTGGGTCTGGGGTTGGCTCTGGACTGGGTTCTGGTTCGTTTGATGCTTCGTCCTCTGAAGGCGAGGATTCTGGAGTTGGAGAAGACTCTGGGGAAGGTTCAGGAGTAGGCTCTGTAGTAGGTTCAACTGTTGGTTCTGGTGTTGGCTGTGGCATATTAGCAAGGGCGGTAGCAATAGCTGCTGCTACTCTTTGTTGCTCTTCAAACAACCAAGTCTCATTATATAAATCCCAAGCGTCTTCAATTGCATTATTTAAATTAATAATAGATTGATCATAAGTTGACTGTGTATTATTTTTAGCAGCTAATGCATTTGCTGTATTTGTTACTGCAGTATTATAGGTATTAGTCTTAGTTGTTAATGTTTGACTGTATGTGGTTAATGTAGAATTTGCTGTATTGTATGTAGCAAGCTTAGTATTGTAATCTGTCTGTGCCGTCGCCTGTGCAGTTACTGCTGCATTGTATGCATCAATTTGTGATTGTGTTGCACCTACGCCATAAGAAAATGTATTTAAATTACAACTAAACCCTATACCCCATCCTCCAGTATAAGCACATCCCGCACCAGTCCATCCGCCTGGAATTGACCAGCCAAGGTGATACGAGCCTGGGCCGCCACCGTTATACCACCATATTTCTACATCTAAAGTTTTATCTTGACTAACATCATAAACTGGTGAGTAAGGACTCCATTTCGATCCTTGTTCTACCCAGTTATCAACGGCAAGGTTTCCGTCCACATACATCCTAAAACCATCATCTGTATATCCTGCAAAATATACTGAAGTCCAGTCTGAAGGAACTGTAATTCTTCCAGTAAACTTAACAATGATATCTTCGTAATATCCACAAACTGGGAGATTCATTGAGTTTGAATTCCATACACCAGTACATATAACAGAGCCAGGTACTGCTATATGCTGTCCATCAACATCATATCCATCTCTTAACAAGTGATAAACAGTGTATTGTAGACCCTGATTACCAGCGGATTGAACAGTAGATTGCGTTGTTTGTAGATTTATGTTTGCTATATCTAATACATCTTGAGCATCGTTTTTATCTTCTAGGGCTGTAGCAACTGTTACCGTTTGCCCATCTACTGCTGATTGAGCTGTTGTTTTTTCAGACAATGCTGTTGCTTCTGCTTCTACCGCCGAATTATATGCAGCATATGCGCTATCTCTAGCAGCTTTTGATGCTACTGCTGCATCGTATTTGTCTTCTGCTATATCTATTAAGGCTCTAGTATCGGCCTCTTCTGTAAGATTTGTTACCTTTTCGTTTAGTTCCGCTATCTCTTCAGCGGCAACTGAAAGTGGATCATCGCTATAGGCAGGTGTGAGAAATAGCCATCCAAACATTAAAATGAATGCTAATGATAATCTCCATGCTTTAGTCCTAGTCAACTATAACTCCTAAGCAAACACTATGTCTGCTTAGTTAATTATATCATTGAACTATTTAGGATTGTCTGTTTTATAAAAACCAGAACCGTTAAACCTAATTCCAAATGATCCGTAGTGTCTTTGCAATCTTTTACCGCATTCGTTACATAAATAGTTAGGTTCTATAGAATTTATTGATCTTTCTTTTGGAACAATACTGTCTGGTGAACACTCACACTTGTATTCATATATAGGCATTACTTACCGCTCTTTTTTCTCTTCTCTGCTAAGGCGTTAAAGTCTTTAACCTTAGTATCTCCCAAGTATCCCCAGGCATGTCCATCTGCAATCATTTTTTCATTCATAGAAACTTCTGATCCATCAAGGAACAGCCAACCTAAAATTCTTCCGTACTTTTCTGATGAGTCCATTTTTTCTGTTTTGATAACAACAGTTTTGGCAGCTTCAATTTCACGCTTTAGATAAGCTTTTGCTTCAAGGCCTAATGCCTTTTCCATCTTATCTGTAGTTCTACTTTCTGGTGTATCTATACCAGCTAGTCTTACTCTTGAGCTAAATGAGATATCAAATCCAAGATCTATCTCTACATCGATTGTATCCCCGTCCACAATCTTAGTAACTTTTTTAACATAATACTCGAACATGATTCTCCTTAAATTTTAATGAGCAGTTTCGGGACGTGCTCAGGTCCATCCTTCGGGTAGCGACCCGAATAGTCTGCGACTCCCCAGTGACGGGGTGCAGATCTCTATTATACTATTTATTTGATCTTGATAGTCTTTGGCTTCTTGTCTTCAGGAACCAGCCTAATAATATTAATATTAAGCATTCCGTCCTTAAGAGATGCACTGGATACTTCCATGTACTCTCCTAGAGCAAAAGACCTTGTGAATTTACGTGCAGCGATTCCTTTATGCAAAACTTCTGCGTCGGTGATCTCGGTAATTTCTCCAGAAATAACCAATGTTCCGTTATCTACAGATAGACTAATGTCTTCTTTTGTGAATCCTGCAACCGCAAGAGATACCTGATATGTATCTTCGTCTAGCTTTAGTACATCGTATGGTGGATATGATTGGCGTGATGCAGCATTGTGCACGTTAGCCATTCTTTCAATTTCACGATTAAAGCCAATAAAAAAAGGATCCTTGAAAAGATCCCATGTATATGTTGTTACCATTTTATTCCTCCTTCAAGCGAATAAGTTAATGTACGGGCCTCTTATTAGACGACCCGTACACTATTATACCAAATATTTTATTTATTCGCCAGAAGAAACTTCGGCTATTTTAGACTTAGCAATAGCCAAAACTGGGCCAACTAATGGGGAATAACCAGTAGCCACAGCCTCCTTATTGCATTTATTTACAGAAAAAGATAGAAACTCTCTTACTGCATCATTTTTTGGTGTGCTTTCCTTAAACGCAACAATATAGCTGAATGCTGATATGTTATACGACAAAGGGTTTTTGTTATTATAGTTTGCTTTTATGAGTCCATTAGCTAATGGCTCAAAATCACTAAGGAATTGAGATGCCGCTTTTGAAGTAGGAGCAGTAAATTTACCAGCACCATTTTCAATTAGGGCAAGCTTTAATCCGACAGCAAACGAGGACTCTGCGTATGTTATTACGCCATTCATTTGGCGAGCTATCATTACAACTCCATGAGATCCTGACCCTGCCTGGGAACTAAAAGATATTGTTCCAGGATAAGCACTCTTAAAGTCTTTGTTTCCTGCCTTAGTCCAAATTTTTGGAGCTACTGCATTTAAGTACTCTGTAAATATCTGACTTGTTCCAGATCCGTCTGCACGATAAGCAATTCTAATAGGTGTTGATGGAATCTTTGGCTTAATACCTTTAATTGTGTTATCTGCAAGAATTGACTTGTGATTCCACTTTGTTATCTTTCCTGCAAAAATATTAGCTAGTGTTTCTTTTTTAAGTTGTATGGGCTTTGAATATCCGTCAAGTCTATAAATGACTCCAATGGGTCCAGCAATAAAAGGAACATAGACTATCCCAGATGGCTTTGCCTCTCCTGGGTTGTATGGGGTGTCTGTTCCAGCAAAGTCGATAATCTTGCTGTTTAATTGTGATCTACCAGCGCCAGATCCTAATGAAGAATAAGTGATAGTGTTTCCAGTTTCCTTGGCATAGCTAATTCTGCATGCGTCAAGATAGTTTGATATAAATGATGATCCCGCTCCAACTACATCTTCTGATGCGGTGGCGGGATGCGGAGTAAATATACTAGCAACCAAAGCTAGTGTTATGAATATAGATTTATTTTTCATAGTATTAAAAGTATATCTTTTAAAAATACATAGGTACACATATTATTGGAAACTTTAGGTTAAATGTAGGATAACATTGCAAGACTTTAGGAAATTAATCGTTTGGAATATCTCTAAATGTAGCGGGATCGATTTCTATCATTCCCATTTCTTTAGCCAACTTTTGTCCCTCTGGACTTAAATGTATTGTTGCCTGCAAGTCTTCATCATATTCAATTTTAGCAAGGCCCGCTTCATAC